CCTAGATGTCCTACTTTGGGTCTAGGGTCTGCATAAGTTTTAATATCAAATTTTTTAGCTTTCTCACAAAACCACCAATCCTCGCCTAATTTACATTTTCCATTATCGTGATATTCAAATTGAAAGTGTGGTTGTGGTATTTTTCTAAACACATCGCACTTAATAAGTATAATTCCTGTTCCTGTTGCGTGGCATTCAAATAATGTTTTATATTTAGGGTCGTCTGATTCCTCTAATTTAACAGCGTGTGTTTCGTCTAAGTATTTAACTATTTGTCCTGTTTCACTTCTAGGGTGGTAAGCTACGCCTACTATGTCTTTTTGATTGGCTATTAAGTCATCTAATATAGTTGGCTCAAAGGTCATATCATCGTCTATCATTAGCACATAATCTGATTTATTATTGCACGCCTGTACTGCTATATAATTACGATTCTCGGAAATTGTGTAGCCCTCGGAAGCTACTAAAATATGAAAGTCATAACCACCGTGTGCTACTAACTCTAATAAGCATTGCATTGTTTGAGCATTTAAGCCTCTGTTTGATGGGACTGCTAGTGTAATTTTCATATTAAAACTTTTTAATTCCTATATGCTTAATATCTAAAGTAGAATCTGCATAAACATCAATTCCATTCTCTCTAGCGTTCTTACAGAATAGCCAGTCGTGGCTCATTTTAACCATACCGTTGTCGTGCCAAATATAATTAAACCAACCCTGATTGTTCTTATAATTTTGTGGTATCTTTTTGAATACATCAGTTTTAATAAGTAAACATCCCGTGCCAATAGCTTTAACCTTGAACAGTCCTTGTGGTCTTTTATCGTCTAAATACTCAATAACGGGCTCTTGTTTCTCATATTTAGTCATATACACTCCACCAACTACATCCTTGTTGTGAGCCAATAATTTATCTAAAGTATCTGGTGGAAAAACTTGGTCGTCATCTACAAAGAACAAGTAATCAGATTTATTATTTACAGCTTGCGTTGCTATGTAGTTACGATTCTCACTGGTGTTATAACCCCTAGTACTTACTAGAATCTGATAATCGTGTTTAGAGTATGCAATCAATTCTAATAAGGATTGAGCTGTCTTTGTTTTAACAAGGCGATTTGTTGGAAGTCCGATTGTTATCATACTACTGCCCTAATGAAAGGGCAGAGTGTATATCAACAATTACGCTACATTAATATCAGCTGAAAATTCTTTTGTTTGTGCAGGTTGGTCAAATCCATAATCCATACGAGCAATAACACCAAGACCAGAAGCCATAGCTGCGGTTGTTACCGAGATAGCTGGGTCTTCAACGAACTTAACTTTACCCCAAGTTCCTATCAAAATTCCTATATCAAATTGTTTTTTAACACCAGCAAATAGATGTCCTGATGTGTGTGAATTTGATAAGTAGTGGTCTGCTCCCATATAACGGAAAGCCTTTTGAACTGGGATTCCATTCTTCAAAGCAATGTCAGCTTCTGTAAATCCATTAGCCTGTACAAATGCTTCTAATAGTTCAAAATCTTCTGCACGCCATACAAAGAAGATTCCATTTTCAACTGCTTTTTCAACACCATCATTAGCATAAAGTTTTCTCTTAACTGCTCTTATGATGTCATCAATGTTAGCTGCTGATACGGTGATTGCTGTTGTGTCATCATCACCAGTATTAGTTAAATCTGTTGCTCCAAAGTCTGTCCAACTTACGTGCTGTGCCAAAACTAATGATTCCATCTTCTCTGTCATTATCTTAGCCTGAAAATCTGCAATTTCCATTTGGTTAAGATATGTTTGCTGATACCTATCTGCCTCATCAATAAAGACAGGAATCATCTTAATCTGGTCAATCGTTAGATTTTCTGCTGTGAGTGTAAACTGTTCAAATGTGTAGGCTGTACCTCTAGTACCCTCTACTGCACTTGGCTCGGTAGATGCGTAAGCACCTATTACTGCACGTGTATTTGAATATTTTACATTCGTTACGTCAGTCCAAGTCTGTGGTTTGTTGATTCGTGAACGTAACCGTTGCACGTAATCGTACTTATTCCATATGGAAATTGCCATATTTTAATTCTTGTTTTATAAGAATCAAGCGATGACCTCCAAATTATCCTGTGTATAATTCTTCCGAGAACTGATTACCTTGCTTCTCTTTTTTCATCCTTGCTTCAATAACTTTGTCTGCAAGGTCTAGGTCAGTTGGTGTTTCATAAGTTCCGTCTGCTTTTTGTGGTTTAGATGTATAATAATCTACATCATTTCTAGTCTTGCCTGTACCCTTACCACTTCCTTTTGGCATACCCTCTGTGGATTCTCGTTGGTCTTTGGCATCTTTAAGTTTAGATTTGATGTGTTCCATTCCTAGTACATCAGTTAGAGGGAGTTTTAACCTCTCTGCCTCTGATAGTACTATTTGCTGGTCATCAGGATTATCTACCTTTCTACCTTCTAAAAAACTTAACTTGGCATAATCTGGTTCGCTTGATTGTTCTTTCGGTTCTATTTTTATAGGAGTTTCGTTCTCCACTGGTTCGCTGGGTTTAGCTTCAAGCTCTTTAACTTTCTTTTCAGCCTTCTCAGCACGAATCTTTTGATTATCACCATACTCTTTAGACTTGGTTAATTCCTCATTAGGTTCGTTTTCAGGAGTAGTGTCCTGTTCACCTTCAGGATTAGAGTCCTGATTCTCAATTTCTTCTATCATAAAATGTTTGTTAAGGGTCTTACTTTTGACCCAATTTATTATTTATTAGTCTACTACGGTTTCTTCAATCAACATTATACAATCTACTGAACCGCCATCAGCAAATGCGTCATCTGTTCTTCTAAGTGTAATTCTAGCTTCGTTTAATCCATCAATTAAATTATCTGCTCCTGTTGCTTCGGATATTCTTGCATCACAACCAGTTCCAGCTATCATTTCTGTTGAAGAAGCTGCTGTTGGGGAGTTATTTCTGAATGTAAAAACCTTTTCAGCTCCAGGATAATTCAAACACATTGCAAACAGTGTAGAAGTAGCTGGGAACGTAAGGTCTAATGATGCTGCTGCTATTGTACCTGCTACGGAATCTGAATTAACGTGGATATAAGAATTATTACATACTTCTTTAGCTGTAATTGTTCTTGCGGCTGTTAATGTTGAACTAGCATTAAAAGATGTTCCACCAGAAGTGTAACCATCTATAAAATGCTGTTGAAAATACTTGTCTGATCCAGATGCACCACCAAGGTTTACATCGGCTTCTGTTGGTACTGCTGATTCTGATTCATTGTATACATAATCACCCTCTACATTCACTACCTGATTAAGAGCATAAGCCCTTACAGCACTTCCTATTGCAAGAACTGATACTAAGGAAATTACTACATAAAATACTTTATTTCTTATTTTCATATTATTTCTTATTAGTTCTTCTTTTTTTAGTAGAGGTTACGACCTTTTCCTCTTTTTCTTTATCTTTCTTTTTTGTTGCTTCAGACGCTTCAAGGATTTTATCCTCTAGCGAGAGAAGTCTTTTATTATATAACATAGTTGTTATTTTTAATTATTAACGATAAGTTATTGTTGAAGTTGCAACTGCTCCAGCAAATTCATAGATTAGTCCAACAGCACCAGTTACATCAAAAGTATAAGTACCTGCTGCCTGACTAGCTTGAAACGCTGCTACTTTTTCAAGTGAGCTTGTTGCTGTTTTACCTGTTCTTAGATTCACGTTAGTAGTAGTGGCATTGTAAATTGTTAATCCACCACCAGCACCACCATACATAATTACAGAACCAAGTACAGCTTGATAATTTGTAATAACATCACCCACTGCACTGGTAGGTACAAGCGTAGTGCTATTATATTCATTACCTACTGTAACACTACCAAATGTATCTCCACTTAACATTTCTCTTAATTCATCTATTGTAACTGTTGCTGCACTTACCAGTCCGACCACCAGTAAGAACGAAACAATAGTAACAAAGATTGATTTTTTATATTTCATATTATCTTTCCTTTTTAAATTCCTTATTAATTACAGGAATTGGTTTATAAGATTTTAACTTAACAAAAGATCCATCTATTATTCGTTTAGCAGTTTCATAGGCACGGTATTGCTGTCCTAATTCCAAGTCATCATTCTTTGAATTAACTGCTGGCTTTGATGCATCTATTCCTGCTAAAAACACAGTCTTAATAGCGTTTAATAAAACTTCGTCTTGGGCTAGTATCTCTAGTTTGTCTTGTATTAGATTAGACATCTTTTAACATCTCCTTTAATTTAGAAGCTAACATACCTTGAAAGCGTGCGGATACTTCTGACATTTCTAATATGTCTACTTTATCATCTTCTAATACCTTAGCTACTTTTGCCATAATAGCAGTAATCCTTTTGCTCTCTTGCTGTTGATCGTCTATCTTGTCTGCTATTGTGTTTTTAATTACTTTGTCGTTTATACCCATATTATTTTGCTTCTGCTAATTGTTCTAAAGGCTCGGTTGATACTTGTTGTTGTGGTTGCTCTGGTGCTTGCATAGGTGGTGGCTTAAACATAATTGGGGATAGTCCGGAGCTTTCTAATATTGTATTTAATAAGCCATCTAATCCTGCTGTGTCTACACCCTTTGAACGCATATCTAAATACTGTCTAAATACATTCACTAACTTATCTGTCATCAAAGCTAGGTTCTTTTGTTTACCTGCTATATTCGTTAGTACGCTTAATGGTTCTTTAATCTCGTCTTTAAATATCTCAAAGAATCGCTTGTTACCACCTTTAACAAATCCTTCTAATTCCTCTTGTACTAATTCATCTCTATCAGTTGGTAACTCACCATTTATAACTTGTTCATTCCTTATCTTGTTAGCTTGGTTCTCTGATACTTGTGTAGATATCTCTTGCATTTCATCTGCTGATAGCTCGGCTAGGAATGATTGGTCTTGTGCTACTTCCTTTTGGATATAAGGCAATACCCAATCACGATATATCTCGTCTACAAATGTAGCTATCTTACCCTTACGATACTCGTGTATTCCCTTACCCTCTATTGTTTGTGATTCAAATAACTTAAATGGTGTTCCTGACGGTGGTGTATCGCCTAGTAATGGGTCGCCAGCACTTCCTAAAGTCTGAGCTTGTTGACTCCACCTTTCCATTGAATCATTGAATAAGGTTAAGTTGCGAGGGTAGTTATCAAGTACTTTTACAGTCTTGCCATCTCCAACTCCTAATACTTCCATACTCTCTAAATTCTTAAGTCCAGCAGGGTGTTTAGCAGCGAAAGTGGTGTCATCTGTAACTATTAATTGTTTAGATACAGCCTCAAGCATTTCAGTAACCTTGACCTCGTTCCAATTAGTCCAGACCTGTGCTTCAAATAGTTCTTCAATACCACCACGACCTAATGCTCTACCCTTAATATCATCACGCTTTAATAGCTTAAAAGGTAGTTTAGGTTCTTTATGTTTAAATAGTGTTACGCCTTGTTCTGTATCGTTATCATCTTTGTAATAAGCTACGACTTGAATTTGTTGTACATCTTTTTCGCTTTCCTCCTTTTGGCTAGGTTCATCTTCTAGCCACTCAATAGGCATAGTTCCGTGTACTTCAAACACTTCAATCTCATCTTCATCTTGTTTATTGGTTAAGAGGATTAAGTCCTCAATACCCATTGTTGCACCATTCTCGTCTAATCCCCACTTCTTTTGTTGTCTTAGTGTTGCAGGAGTGAAAGCGTGTCTAATACCAAACGGATTAGCTATTAAGTCCTTTTGGTTACAGAACGCTATATCTCTTAAATCAACTACCTCTGGTTTAGCTTCCTCTGACTTCCTTATTAAAGCCCCTCCATAATCAGCGTATGATTCAACTGTTTCGTCTATGAAAGTGTCTATACCTTGTTCTAACGCCCACTTGTTATGAAACTTCCTTACTAGCATTGACTTATAGGCCTCGTGAACATCATTTACATATAATTCAATGTCTTTAACATCAAAACCCTCTGTACGATAGCTTACGTTCATTATAGCTAGGATTATATTCTTGTTAGGGCGTAAGGTTCTGTTATCATTCTCCTCCTCAAACTGTGAGTTCTTATACAAAAAAGAGCGTGTTAGATGTTCTAACATACTCCAAGACCAGCCACTAGATATACCAGCACTATTCTCTAGCTGTATAGGGGCTAAATAACCATTTGTTTTATTTGTAATGTAGTCGTATATATTTTCCATAAAAATAGAGGTACAAGTAGTACCCCTATGGTTGCTAAGAATCGTTTAAAAAACTTAGCTCCCGTAGGGATACTGCTTATAAACGATTTTTATAATTTGTTAAATTTACTTAGTAGCCTCAAGTAATATTTCTAATCTCTTAGCCCACATAATTTTAGTAGTCTTGTTGATGAGTATACGCCTTAATGGTTTAAGATAGAATAGATGTGTGTACTTTAGCTTACCTTTCATAACTGTTATCTCGCCTTTAGCTTTAAGTTTGTTCCAAGCCAAAGGTATAGCTTGCATAGCTTCTAGCATTGTTTCACCCTCTGTCTTATACTTAGTTCCTGATGTTTCTAGCATTAGTTTGTATTCTTTTTTCATAAACTCGTATTTAATACTTCTTTTAACTCCTTAACAAATGCTGGGTTCTCTAGGAAGTTGTCTGGTGTCTTGCTGTCTAAAGGCTTATTGTTCTTATATTTCATTATCACCTTTAATAGTCTAGGGTCTGACTGTAATACAGGCTTACCTACTATCTTAGATATTAACTCATCACGCTTAGGTTCTAGGTTCTTCTTGGGTGGTACGCCAAACCTTTGTCTGGCACTTATTATCTCGTTTGGGTTAAAGTTGAAGTCTGACATATTATTTTCCTTTATTAAATTGAATCTTCTCTGGGTGTAGTTCGTCTTTGAACAGTCTATCCCAATAGGTTTCTTCTTGTTTTATACGTCCTAGTGTTCCTAAAGCATATCTTACACCTGACATATGATGATTAGCACAAGCTGGGTCTTCCTCGTTTAATACCTTACCGTTCTTATCAGTAGCCCACATATAACCTCTCTGCTCTTTGATTATGTTGATACTGTGCTTTGTTACTGTGATTGGTTGGTCTTGTACTAACTGAATACCTGTATTAACACTGTCCTTACCTTTCTTACAACCTACTATGTTTAATCCGTAACTGCTAATCTCGTCTATGCTCTTGGGTTCTGCACTATCAGCTATTACAGTTGTTTCAGGGCTTTCTAAAGCGTTTAGAAAGTCTGCTAGTTGCTTATTACTCATTCCTTTACGGTATAGTAGTTCGTTTAATATCCAACCACCATTGTAGTAATATACTTCGCCAATAGCACTAGGGTCGTTTGTATAGCCGAAGTCTAGCCACCTTTTCTCTAGTCTTGCTTCGTGTGGTATTGAGTCAATTTGTTTCCAGTTAGAGTAGATAAGTCCTTCTATCTCGCCCTTTAATCCTAAACCATATACACGCCACCAGTTCTTATTATGTTTATGTGATTCAATCTTTTCTCTTTCTGCTGATGATAGTGCTTCATTATCGCTGTAAACAAGTGGTGGATAATTGCCACCCTCTCCCATATAATCTAAGTCTTTTAGCTTTCCTAGTACCTCATCATCAAACCAGAAATCCGTACTTGGGTTCCAATCTAACCATACAATCTTTCTAGTTCTAGTCATTAACTGGTCTGCGACATTAAAGGGAATAAAGTTACACTCATTTATAAACAATACATCTCGTCTTGGACCGTGAGCCTTACCCATTTTATCAAATGAAGTAAATTTAAGTCTTGTTTCAGTTTCAAATGTATAAATGTGCTTTGTTTCATTCCACCTATCGTCATTCCAATAGTTTCTATCTCTCATTATACCTTTAAAATCTTCTATTGCTCCACCCTCTAAATGAGGAAAACTCTCTGATACTATATCTATTACCTCATTTTTATTAGTTTGAGCATAATCAATCAATATCATTATGATTGAATATGTTTTGCTTGCTCCTGTACCACCACTAATAGCTCTAGTTCCTCTAGTTAGTTTCAGCAGTTTCTTTGTCGCTATCGTTACTTGTGCCATTTGATTGTCCTCCTAATAATGGGTCAGGATTTAATTTTTCATCATCATCTCTACCTGCATTTAATCTTGGTAATACTGTGCTAGCTAATTTAAGTATAACTGCTTTCTTAAACTCATTATCATATTTAAGCACATCATTATTATCTTTAACATCTTCAAGTACATCTTTAATTACATTCAAAGTTAACCTACGAACTTTCTTTGAAAGCTCTCTATCTTGAACAGTTGGTGGACCATTGCCACCACTATTACCTTCTGCATTTTTATTGCCTTCTTTAGCCATAATATAATTGTGTTTAAACTCTAGCCTTTATTTAAATAATCTATTGCCTTAGCTAGAAATTCTATATTATCTTTCATTAAACCTAACGCCCTATTACAATTACCACATAATAAACCTCTTACTTTATTAGTCATATGACAATGGTCAACGTGTAGTCTAGTATCTTTTTTAATCTTACAAATAGCACAAACTCCATTCTGTTCTTCTAGTAGTTCATTATAATCTTCTAAAGTTAAACCATAACGTTGTAATAAATGTATTTCTCTTTTTGGTGCATTCTTAGCCCAATTCTTTTGCCTACTCTTTTTATTTACATCTTTACCGTGTTCTGTTTGTTTATAAGCGTTTCTAACTGCTTTATTTTCAGGTTTAGCATTTTTAATCTTTGCTTTCTCTATTACTTCTGGTCTGGCACTATATTCTTTATTATACTTTTGTATCTGCTCTTTAGTTTTCGGCATAGTTTACCTAGTTAAGACATAGCATTTAATATGTCTATCGTATTAATAGCTTAGTTTAAGCTGTAAGATACGCTATATCTTAATTAGGTAATTTTAAAATAGTCCATTTGTATCTGATTCCATAGTTATTTTAATTTATTCTTTGCTCGTTTTAATACTTTTGCTAAACTTTTAAGTCCATTTCTAGCTAGATATGTTTCTAACTTCATTCTTGGGTTGGCATTCATTTTAACTTTATATTCTCTTTCAATATCTTTAATTAGCATATATTTTTTTCCATTTTATCCATTTCTTTATTCCAATCATCTGCTATATCTTTTAATATTGCTGAAATATCACGTATATCAACTTCTTGACTTATATAACCACTAATCAATAAATTGATAGCATTTCTAAATACTACTTCATCTAAAATATCTTTTGATAAATATTTCATACTAGGTACTGTTAGTAATTAATAAATAAAAATCTTCATCTAACATATTGTTTATCATATATTTGTTCTTCTGCTCTTAGCTCTTGGGTTTCTCTGTTAATCTCTTGTTGTTCTCTTAGGGCTTTTTTATAACAGTGTTTACAGAGGTAGGTTTCTTTTTCTGCGCTGTATCTTACTTTACATACTGGACATTTGAACATATATTTAGAAATCATTTATTAGATAACGACTATATAATTTTTTAAATGCTCCACCATTGAATATTCCTTTTGTTCTTCTTACTTTACGACTAGCAAATATTTTATGCTTTCTAACATTACATCCTGCTGGCCATATTCTATTCCGCCAATCTTTTCTAGTCAAATAAGTTCTACCAAATTGCATTCTTGCTTTTGTAAATTCCATATATTTAAAATCTCTATGGGTAGACAACTTGCCAAAGGTTTTGCATTTCTGCTGTCCTACCCATAGCTACCCGCTAGATCGGTGCGTCTGCACTATGCTAGGTCATATTTTGAGGTATGTATGGCTTCAACCTCGTACATCTGTAGTTGCCCTTATAGTCAGGTAGATGAGTTTTAAGGATAGTCAGATGACAGTTTATAAATTAGAATCCTTGTCTTTTTTCTTGAGCTAATTCATCAAAAACTGATAAAGCTCCTTGTATTCTACCAATTAGTTTCATTCTTGCTTCTGATTCTTCTCTTAAATCAGTAAATCCAATATCTTCACTACATTGAGGACAAATCCACAATAAATTATCTTCACTAACTTTTGAACCATCTTTATTCTTAGAATAATATTGTATCCAAGCACTAGAATCAAACTGGTCTAGTTGGTGTTGGTCGCCACATATTTTACATTTTGGTGTATTCATAAATAAAAAAAACGACAATATTAAAATTGCGTTAGTGCTTTGGCAAAAGTTGTTTTTGTTTGCCTATTCATATAATTTAAGAATATATATTTAATGATAATTTGTCAAATAAGATTTGTGTGGAAAAGTTTTATAATTATCCACAGGAAAGAATTTAGGCATACTGGTAATTTAGGATAGTAGGTGTATACTTAGTTTACAAATCATCACATCTAAACCATACTAATAGAAAGAGCAATGGCTCTTCATCCGTAGGGCAACCTATAAACGCACAGTAGTATGGGCGTAGATGAGGATGAATCCATTGCTCTTTTTGTTTTATTTTTATTTAATTGCTTTAGATTGACTTCACTTTTATTAAATTTTATTTCATTCACTTAAATTTTATTCCATTCCGTTTAATTAATTTTAATTAACTTTTATTAACTTAACCAAAAACATATGACAAAATATGATGTTATGGTGAAAACAATTTCACCATATCTCCAAGCTAAATTTGGAGAAGATGCACAAGCAAGCCTTAAAGTAAAATCAGGTACTAAGGCTAAAGTAGAAGATGACGATAGTTGGAAGAAACTTATCTATAAAGATGACGAGGATATATTTATCCCAGCTATGCAGATAAGAGAAAGTTTAGTGAACGGTGGCAAATCAATTAAGAAAAAGCCATACGGTTCTTTTAAAGAAATGGTACAATCATACTTTAGGATTGAACCAGATAAAATTTATATAGGAAAGCAAGAACCAGATTCAATAAGAGAAAGTTATCCTAGTAGAGCAGACGGTATGAGAGTAAGATTACTACACCCCTCTTTTGATGAAGGATTAGAAATAAAATTTGTCCTTATAGTAGCTAATGACGAGATAGATGAGGCTACTGTTAAACTTATACTTGAAAAAGCAGGACTTGAAAAAGGTATTGGAGCTTGGCGTGCTGGTGGTCATGGACGTTTTGAAGTAATTGATTTTAAAGTTAAAAAATAGATTGGATTTTATTTAATTGTTTTATGTTGTTTTAACTTTTATTATGTTGGGTTGCGTTTACTTAACTTCTATTAAATTAACTTTCTTTATTTTTTTGTAGGTTGGCTTAGATTATGTTAGCTTGTATTACATTAACTTTATTAACCCCCTAACCCCTAAATAGCTTAAGGAGTTTACAATTTAAGAGTAGGAATGACCTAGTGCCTGAATTAACAAACTATACTAGACACCCTTATTACTTTAATCCTAAGTACACGGACTAAAAGTAATCAACCAATATAAGTATAAGGGATTGGTGGGATTAGTCGTTCCGTCCCTTAAACTGTAATTAAGGAGTTTACAACTAATTGTGCTTGAAGGAGTGGCTTAATTGCCAGGGATAACTTTTTTCTAAGGTTATATCTGTAGCTCTATTCAAGCACAACTAATTGTAAGGAGTTTAGATAAGAGAGGTGGCGGACTGTGAGCCGTTGATACGTGAATAAGAGTAAAGCTATGTGCAGTTATAGCTGAAACGAAGTAATAAATTGACTGACTGCTTATGCAAAAATTACGTACTCTTTCTGCAAGTCAAACCTTGCCCTCTCTTACTTGAATTGTAACCCCCTAAAAATAGATTCCAGTTAAAAGCATAGGATAGTAGGGCGTAAGCCCTCTTACCGCCAGTAGCTACAGAAGCTAAGAAAGCCTTAGTGATAACTGTTTCAAGCGGTTAGCTATCTTGTGCCTTTACTTGTAATCAATCTTACCCCCTATTGACTTTATTTCTGATAGGTTTATAATATAAATAGCTTTACAACCAAGCCCAAAACTATAAGATTAAAGAGCAATATTCAGTATTGCCCTCGTGTGCGTTAGAAATAACAAACACAGCACTCTTATAGGTGTTGGGCAGGGCATTACTGAATATCGTTTTTTTTTATGCTCAATAGTCCTCCCCCTTATCTTACTGGGACTTAAATTATGAGTAAGAACCCCATATCAATACGGGATTACCTATCTGTTGATAGACTAAGATAACCGTTAAGTTGATATGCCTATGAAAATAGGTTTAGCCACCCCAAGTCAAACTCTTTAATTAGAGGTTATACAACAGGTCTTGTTTCACTCTCTCTCCTGTTGACTGGGTCTCATCGGGTGGGGGTATATAGCTATATATGGCTACATACGAAAGAGAAGAAAAGTTAAAACTAACACATAAAGTTTATATCACTAAAGAAGTATATGAAATTCTTAAAGAACAAAAAAAGAAACAAAAAATAAGTAAAGCAAAAATAACTTGTAATTTAATATTGAAAGCATATGAAAAATATTAAAGGTATTTTAGAGGGAATTAAACAACTGCATTCTAAATTGAATCATTATAAAGATGACTTTGGATTTTTAGGAGAGTCTTTTTTGGCTGATGAAATTGATTTAATGTTCAATGGTATTTTAGATTATTACGGAGTTCCAAAAGATAATACAGATGAAGAATTAGCAGATGAAGATTATTTTTGTAGTGATTTTATTTATGATATTTTGTGGGAATATATGGAAGGTAAATATGACTTTGAAACATTTGAATCAAAAATAGAATCAGAAGTTAAAAAAATAGATAATAGATTACTTTAAAGACTTATAAAACAATCCCCCCCTTTATTAAACGCTAGGTGGTGCAGGAGATGCACTACCCCCTATAATTAACTATGAAAACAAATTTAGATAATTTTCCAAAAGAAAAAGAAGAAAACTTTGAAAAGAGAGTATTTTG